TTATAATTTTATTATGTGTGATAATGGCCAGTTTGCTGCTCAACCAAATAATCGTTTACTTATATTAGAACCAAGTAGTAATCCAAAAGAATTAAAAATGCCAGATTTTAGAGTAGCAACTAAGAGATGGTCAGTAGAAACCGAGGCCAAATGGGCACTAGGAAACACCAACACAGTAATGTATGAGAGAAAAGATGATTAAGAAAACAGAAAGTAAATTAACAGATACACGCAACAGTTTTAAACCGTTCAATTATCCATGGGCATATGAGGCATGGTTGAAGCATGAGCAATCACATTGGTTACACACAGAAGTGCCAATGCTTGAAGATGTGAAAGATTGGAAAAAGAAACTCACACCAGCTGAGAAACACTTTTTAACCAATATTTTCCGTTTCTTCACACAAGGCGACATTGATGTGGCAGGTGGTTATGTAAAGAACTATCTGCCATATTTTCCACAACCAGAAGTGCGTATGATGCTGATGGGCTTTGCAGCTCGTGAAGCATTACATATTGCGGCATATTCACACCTGATTGAAACATTGGGTCTGCCTGACACAACCTATAATGATTTTATGGAGTATCAGGAGATGAAAGACAAGCATGATTATGTGCTTGATATTTCAGATAAGAACGGCACCAAAGAAAACACAGCACGACATATTGCAGTATTTTCAGCCTTTACAGAAGGTATGCAGTTGTTTAGCTCATTCATTATGTTACTAAACTTTCCACGCCAAGGTAAAATGAAAGGCATGGGTCAAATCATTACATGGTCAATCGTTGATGAAACAATGCACGCTGAGTCCATGATGAAACTATTTAAGACCTATGTGCATGAGAACACCGAAATATGGAATGATGAATTAAAACAATCTATCTATGCCATTGCAGAAAAAATGGTTGAATTAGAAGATAAATTCATTGACCTTGCTTTTAGTATGGGTGAAATGGAAGGTCTAACACCTGCTGATGTTAAACAATATATTCGTTATATTGCTGACCGCAGATTAATTGGCCTAGGCATGAAAGGCATTTTCAAAGTCAAACGCAATCCATTGCCATGGGTTGAAGAAATGATTAATGCTCCAACACACACTAACTTTTTTGAAAACCGTTCAACAGATTATTCTAAGGGTGCATTAAGTGGTACATGGGACGATGTTTGGGGTAAAGCCGCCTAATGTTAATTCTCTACACATTGGTGATGACCCACATCACCATTCTTTGTGTTACAATGTATCTCCATCGCAGTCAAGCACATCGAGCAGTAACATTTAATCCTGTATTAGAACATCTCATACGATTTTGGCTATGGCTTACAACAGGCATGGTCACCAAGCAATGGGTTGCTATACACCGTAAACACCATCAGATGACCGACCAAAAAGGTGACCCACACTCACCAAAAATATTTGGCATTTGGCGTGTATTATTTGGTGGTGCATTTCTATATCACGAAGCATCAAAAGATAAATTAATGGTTGAAGCATACGGCAAAGGAACACCTGACGATTGGATTGAGAAGAATATATATAGCAAACCTTCTCGTCTAGGAATTACTTTGTTATTACTAATAAATTTACTTTGTTTTTCTTGGTGGGGTTTACTTGTATGGGGTATTCAAATGATATGGATCCCATTTTGGGCTGCAGGTGTGGTCAATGGTATTGGCCATTATTGGGGTTATCGTAATACAGAAACAAACGACACATCTAAAAACATTATACCAATTGGTTTAATTATTGGTGGTGAAGAACTACATAACAACCATCATAATAAACCAGCAAGTGCAAAACTATCCGAGAAATGGTTTGAATTTGACATGGGTTGGTTTTGGATTAAAACACTAAGTTATTTGAAATTAGCAAAAATTAATAGGAAATAAAATGAAAAAATTATTACTTGTATTATTAGCAATGCCGTTGTTAGCATTTGCACAAAAAACTCCAAAGGGAGTTACATACGATGCACAGATTGTCCGTGTAAGTGATGGTGATACAATTGTTATCTCAGCACCATTTTTGCCTGCACCATTGAAACCAGAATTAGCGGTTCGTATTTTTGGTGTTGATACTCCTGAGAAAGGTCATAGAGCACAATGCCCACAGGAAGACCAAAGAGCTCAATTAGCCAGTAAATACACATCACAACTTATTTCACAAGGCGGAAAAATACAAGTAACATTGTATGCATGGGATAAATTTGGTGGTCGTGTATTAGGTGATATCATTGTTAATGGTCAAAGTGTTCGTGCAGGTTTAATTCAAAATGGTTTAGCTCGTGAGTATTATGGCGATGCAAAACAATCATGGTGTAATTAATGACCGTGTTAAAGCACCAATGTTCTGAGTGTGATTCAAAGTTTAAGATTGAATATGATGAAAGAGTAGTAGAAGATAATCCTCAATACTGTCCGTTCTGTTCTACCTATATACAGGAGAGCGAACTGGAACAGGATGATGATTATTGATGTGGTTTCATTATAATACAGCAGAACAATTCAAAGAAGAAGATATACAAGACCATTACGGTTTTGTGTATCTTATCACACACATTTCAACAGGCCGAAAGTATATCGGTAAGAAATTTTTTACTAAATCTAAAACGAGGCAAGTAAAAGGCAAAAAGAAAAAGAGCAGAGTATCAAGTGATTGGTTAACCTATTGGGGTTCCAACGAAGTATTAAAAGAAGAAGTCAAACAAAATGGGGAGGATGCATACACAAGAGAAATTCTACATTTATGCAAATCTAGGTCAGAGTGTTCGTATTGGGAAACATTTGAGATATTCTATCGCCATGCTCTATTAAGTGAACAATACTATAACTCATGGGTGACCTGTAAAATTCACAAATCTCATGTATTAGGAAAAATAAATGGCTCGCAACAAAGCTCTAATCGACAATGTAACAGAACTGAAACCAGTTAACAAATCCAATCAATTACGCATACGAATTGATGACCTCAAAACCTTCCAACCACTCACAGAAAACCAAAGATTATTTTTTGAAGCATACAAACGCCAAGATTATTTTGTAGCACTACATGGTGTTGCAGGCACAGGTAAAACATTTTGTGCCTTATATAAAGCACTTGAAGAAGTTTTAGACAAATCAAACCCATTTACCAAAATTATTGTAGTAAGGTCAGCGGTGCAAAGCCGTGAGATTGGTCATTTACCCGGTGATGTAAATGAAAAAATGGACATTTATCAGCAACCGTATCGCCAGATATGTGAAACACTATTTGGTCGCAAGGATGCATGGGATAGACTAGAGGAACAAGGCCACATTGAGTTTATATCTACATCATTCATTCGTGGTATGTCCTTTGATGATGCCATTATTATTGTAGATGAAATGCAAAACATGACATTTGAAGAATTGGATACTGTTATGACCCGTGTTGGGCATATGTCAAAAATTGTTTGGTGTGGTGATTACAGGCAAACCGACCTGAACAAAAAGAAAAACGATATGTCAGGCATTCTTAAATTCTTTGATATTGCCATGCACATGGCAGCTTTCACTAAAATTGAATTTACCGCTGATGACATTGTTCGGTCAAGTTTAGTGAAGGATTATATTCTTGCCAAAATGAGATACGAAGATGCTAATGATTGATTTCATCAGGTGATAAAGTCTAGGCAATGGTGATAAAACCATATTGCATTGCAACATAAATTACTATATACTCCATATAGATGCTCATTAAGAGGTCTACGGAGAAAAAAATGCTTAATAAAATTTTATCACTATTCACCATTGACAGGAGATCCATACTAGAAAGTTATATTGCCAGTCGGCAGCCTTTATCTCATGCTGATGTTGAAAGAATGATTAAAGAATTTGAGCGTCATAATTCATTCAACTATTAATCACTAAGGATATTACCATGTTTAACCTAAACACCATTCAAGAAACCACCAAGTATTTCGCTGACCAATTTGCTACATACGCTGTTGCAAAAGATGTGAAAGAATATACCAAGAAAAGCCAAGACTTTACTGTAGCCTTAATTGACGCACAGTATAAGGCAACAGTAGCAACCTTTGATGCGATTGGTTCATTTGCAGGTAAAGAATCCACTACATACCTAGATAAAGCAAAGGAAGTAGTAGATACAGTAACAGAAAATGCAAAAGAAATCATTCAAACTGGCACCCTCAAGAGTTTTGCTAATGTTGGACATAAGAAATAACTCACGGAGTTTTAGCCCGGTTGTTCGTAATGGATGGGCAATAAAGTTCTCAGTTTATCGTGAGGACAATATATTGCTCGTCTTTACATCTTGCTTCACAGGACAAACCATTGTTCGTTATTTCACTAGTGAAGAAGATGCTGTGGACTATATCAATTTTGTATGTGAACAAAACCCACAGATGCCGATTGAAGCCTAACTAACCCACCCTCAGGTGGGTTTTTTATTGCCTCTAAATAATTATTGTTATTGTATAATGGTTGATAAAGGAGATATATTATGGTTACCGATGAAGAATTACTTACAATATCAAAAAAAGTAGATGAGTTCCTTTCAACCCTTGCCGTTGAATACCAAATCCCTGCACTTGAATTATCGGCAGTTATTCTTGCCCGTTTAATTCTTCTCAATAACGAATTACAAACTCAAAAAGACTTTCGCAACCTGCTCAATGCAATTGCCGATAAGCCATATCTTGCTGACCCACCAAAGGTAAATATTCACTAATGATTGATCCAATTCTTGCAAATAAAATAAAGGTATGGTATAATGGCCTGTATCGTGGTGAGAAATATCTGGTGCTACTAGGCACATTTTTATTCATACTTACAATGTTACTATGGGTAACAAAAGATGGGTTTAGTGAGAGAAAAACACCTAAGCCAATTATTCTACAAGGAAAATATTAATGGATGCGAAGAATGTAATTGACCGCATTAAGAACCTAAAAGAGTTTGAGGTGATTATAGATATACCACCTGAAGTGATGTTTGATGGCAGTCCAATACCATTTAACCTACGGGTTGATAGAAACCAAGTAGCAAGTGTAAGATTATTGGCAGAATCACAGCAAGAGGCAGAGAAGAAAGTAAAAGATTTTTTTGTATCAAAAGGATATTACGAATGACAACATTTACATCTGACGATAGAAAGTCCGCTTATGATCCGGGCCTTAGTTGTGTTACACCTTCAAGTGCAACAGGCCTAGAAGAAGATTTGGTTGCAGAGGCACCATACCATCCAGGTTATGAAGATGCTGCTATGGCACCACAGAATGATTTTACCGTAGTGAATACTAACGAATACAATAAACTATTACAGGAGGTTGCAGAGTTTAGAAAGGCAAATGCCCGTATCATGGCATTTACTAAAACTATTGTTCAGTCATTTAGAAAAGGTTAAACATGAGCCACGAAGAAGCGAAGTTTAAGCATAGTAAAAGGTTGTTGAAGGATCAAAACGCAATACAGAAGCAGGTGAAGATAGCAAAGTCCCATGGTGTGCCGGTTGACAATCCACATATGTTCGCCAAGCACCACGCATTAGATTGTGGGCAACCAAATTGTGTTATGTGTGCTTCACCTCGTAAAATATGGGGTGAAGAAACCATCCAAGAAAAGAGGGCAAAA